ATGGGCAGCCCAACGCGAACCGATAAGATAAGAGAAGAGAAGATAAGATTAGAATTGATAAGACCAGATTCTGTTCCAGAGCAAGTCTGGAACGATTTTATCAAACTTCGTAAAGCAAAGAAAGCACCATTAACCCAAACTGCACTTAACGGAATTCAAAGTGAAGCTGAGGAAGCTGGATGGACTCTCGATGAGGCAATCACTGAATGCGTTACCCGTGGATGGCAAGGATTCAAAGCTGAATGGGTACAAAAGGCACAACAGACAAACAACAGAGGATACTAGCATGAAACATAATATTGTGGTAAGATCAATACCATCAAACGAAGCAGAACCTTGGTTGTTATTTAAACATTATGCACACAGGCTATGTCCAATTTCATATGCTTTTGGTGCTTTTATTGATAATGAAATAATTGGAGTTGTAACATATGGAACTCCTGTTTCATCAACATTGCGTGATGGAGTATGTGGTAAAGATTACTCTCAATCTGTTTTGGAATTAAACAGACTTTGCTGTAAAAACACAAAAAATATAGCATCTGCATTAGTAGGACGTTCTTTAAAAATGCTCCCCACCCCAACTATTGTAGTTTCTTATGCTGACAGTGGTCAAGGTCACGTTGGATACGTTTATCAAGCCACCAATTTTTTATACACTGGGTTATCTTCTGTTTTTAAAGATCCAATGGTAAAAGGCATGGAACATAAGCATCACACTACAATCGGAGATGAAGGAAGGGGGCATCCATCAAGAATTGAGTTTCTTCGTAATAAGTATGGAAATGAAAATGTTTATTATATCGAAAGAAATAGGAAACACAGATACGTCTTTTTTTGCGGATCAAAAACACAAAAGAATAATTTAATTAAATCTTTAAAATATAAAACCTTACCTTATCCAAAAGGTGAAAGCAAAAGATATGATGCAAGCGCATCAATAAATATTCAAACATCATTCATTTAATAAATATGAAAAACATACCAATCGCACAAACAGCAGAAAAGGCAGCGCTATCACTAATCGCAATTGACCCAGACGTTCTACCGCACCTTGCGTGGTCATCTGATCTGTTTGCCATATCGCAACACAAACTTATCTACACCGCACTGGAAAGAGTATACCAGCGGACAGGAAGCACAAACGCACTAGGGGCATTGTCTGACCTAGAGACAACTGGCAAGCTGAATGCTTGTGGTGGGAAGGATGGAGTGATGGAAGTACTCCAGACAATCTTCCTGTCCCCCGGTGCTATGTGCTTAGAAACCGCAGCAGACTACCGCTCGCAACTAATAAAGGCAAAAGGGTATCGTGATGCCATCAAAACGTGGGAGGATGCGCACGACGATGTTTGCGCGATGAAGGCAGACCTTTCTAGCCTCGCAGAGTCCTTTGCCAATGCAATCGTACCAGAACACCAGTGCAAGGACGTTAAAGCCCATTTAAACGACTTCTTGGACGATCTGGAGGACAAGACCCCATTAGAGAACTTCCCCACTGGAATTCCCAAGCTGGATAAGTTGCTTGGTGGAGGTGTTCGACGTGGTGAGATGCTAGTGGTAGGAGCGCAGACTTCTGGAGGTAAATCCATCCTGCTATACCAAGCCGCACTTCAGGCACTACTCAACAACAAATCAGTAACTATATTTTCCCTAGAGATGCCAGCGAAGGCTATTTTGCAACGTATCGCTTCCAATCTGCTTGGGAAAACAATCTTGCCATTGCGTGAGATGGAGGGGGTAACAGAGTGGAGGGGTGTTGCATCAGCCAAGGATATCTCCAGTGCAATCACCCAACTCATGCAGATGAAGCTAACGATCCGCGATGATCTCTCCGAGGTGGGTGAGATAGCAGCAGAGGCATCACGTCTTGCATCACTTGGCAAGGCCGATCTGCTCGTTGTGGACTACCTGCAAATTGTCACCATGCCATCCGCTGATAACCGCGAACAGGCAGTGAGTGAGCTATCACGCAGACTCAAGTTGACGGGCTTGAAAACAAACTCCGCAGTAATCACCGCATCACAATTGAACGACGAAGGTGCCGTGCGGGAGTCCAGAGCAATCGCTCATCATACTGATTTCTTGGTGTTGATATCGCATCCTGATGAGAAGAAGAAGGACACTTCATCATTCAAGAAGAAAGTTGAAACCCAACCAACTTCGCGCATCCACATTGGCAAGAATCGACGCGGTCAAAGGGACGTGTTCGTTCCTGTAAAAATGCGTGGAGAAATTTCTCGCTTTGAACAAATCGATGAACATTGATCACCACTTCGACGAGGCTTGCATTCTGCTCGATACCGCAACAGCAATCTGGCAGAGCCGCATGATTGCTAGGTTTGCGGACGCTCAGGAAAAATACGAAAAGGCAAAAGAAATCTACAATAAATATTTTGCACACATCGAAGAAAATTCTGTTGACGAGTTTGAATTTTAACCCTAGATGTAGTGCCGTTAGTCCAATAAATACACAACATCAAATGAAAAATACAAACTTCAACTACATTGCAAAAAACAAAATCACGGGACTCTATTTCGACGGAGAATCTTTCAAGGTAGATCAGTCCCATGCAAAACATATCACCGACCACAAAGCGTGGTTTAAACTTATCTGGAATTACAACGACAATCTCGATATCATCGATGTAACTGAATAATTACTTTCGGAGCGGGTTCTATCCCCGCTCCAAACCTAACGAATCAAATGAAACAACTAAACGTAATCACAGTCGAGGCAGACAAGTCTCGCAATGCCAGTGGCACACGGGACTGGGGAACATTCCGTATCACGTCGAAGTCCTATCTATCCAAAGAAATCATCGAGTCCCTTTGTGGGTCACACGATATGTTTGGCCAATCGTTCACGTTCCATGAAACGAAGGACGAAAATGGATATGTTTACGAAGGTAGCTACGATTGTTGGAGCGACTAGTATGACAAGCATTCAACTATTCATGGGCAGTGTAACCATTGTCATGCTTATCTACATCTTCGCTGAGATCATGTGCCAAGTTACAAACTACATTTCAAAGAAGAAATACGGAGTCGATTTGGAAGATGATTGGAGAAACAAATGAAAAGCCTAAAGATCACCATTGAGGTAACCTGCATGGTTCCAAATGCAACAGAACTAACAACCGACACTTTTGGTGAGATCTACATCAAAAATGTGAAGGAATCTCTTTTCTCATGTCCAGAAATTCATGGGATTCATTTCCTCTCATCAGACGAGAATGAGGTACTAAGCGAGGAAGATGAAGGAAGATTAGAGGATTTCATCTACAATAGACAACCCAAGTACACCACAATGATCACTCTTGGTGACGAAAAAAAGACTCACACAAAAAACGCGTTCCCAGTTTCTTGGCCCTAACTAAAGCACATAACGTAACACTTTCTGCAAACTAATGCAGACTTGGTGCAGCACACCACAAAAACGCTGAATAATATAAACTAACTATAATAATATGGCAGACCAATACGACAACACGAATCGCGGATCACTCTTCAAGAATGACCGCAAGGAACTAGACACCCACCCAGACTACAATGGCTCCATCAACATCGATGGAAAAGACTTCTGGCTCAATGGTTGGCTCAAGGAATCCAAGAAGGACGGCAAGAAGTTTTTCAGCTTGTCAGTCAAGCCAAAGGACACTGATGCTGGCAAAACCCCTGCAAAGGCCAAATCCGCTCCAGCACGGGCCAAGGATGAAGATTCAGAAATCCCGTTTTAACTTATGAACGAATGGTACATTGATGCCTTTAAAGATATAAAGGAAGAAATGGATATTAATGACACAGCAGCAGCAATTCTTATTCTAGCACATACAGTTTCACGCTTGCTCAACAAAGACACTTGTGAAACGATGGGACATGAGTTGGCTATGTCATTGAAAAATGTTCTTAAAGAAAGTGAAATTAGAATAATTAAAAACTAATGCTTTCCTTGCTAACCTGCATAGGTCAGTCCCGCAGTTAACAGGATTTCCTCGCTAGGTTGGGAACTCCCGATCAGCAGGGGCAAAGGGGGTTGGCTGTGACCCCAAAAACCACAGCCACAATTTTAAGGG